TTCTCTAGAAAGACTGGTTGGACTAGTGAATGGCTAAAAAGAGCTACTCCGGCAGATTTTGCTAAAAAGGCTCTAGTTATTGAAGTTGATTACATGAAGCGAATTTTAGATGAAATTAAATTCGCAATTTTTAATGATGATAACTACACCTATAAAGATTGGCTAGTAGATAATACTTCTCTAGCTGTAAAAGCCTTTTTAAATGCAGATGGTGCTAATATTCCAACCGCTCCAGATGGAACTACTTTCGATGGTTCTTCACATAATCACTATCACGGTACTTCTGGAGCTTCTTTAGCTTATGGAGATATTGATACTTTAATTACAGATGTAGTAGAGCATGGTTTAAGCGGAATCGCTTTATTTATTAATTATGCAGATGTTTCTACTCTTTCTGGATTAACTGACACAAAATTTGTCGCTGTAACTCATTCAGTTTTAGTTCCTGCTAGTTCTAGTGTAGCTACAGTAGTAAGAGATGACCCCGCTAATGATGATAGAAATAATAAATTAGTTGGTTATTGGGATGGTGTACCAGTTTATACCAAACCCTATGTACCAGATAATTATATTGTTTGTATTGCTTTAGGTGCTAGAGAAAAGCCTTTAGTTTATCGAGTGGATGTACAAGAATCGCTCAGAGGTTTAATCCCTGAAGTTGAATACGGTTTACACCCAGTTACAGCTAAAGAATTTTCTGCATACTATGGTTTTGGTGCGTGGAATCGTGCTGCTGTTGCAGTTCTCGATACTGCTAACCAAACTACTTATACAGAACCAACTTTAGTAAGATAATCTAAATAAAAAAGGGGGAGAGAAAAAAATCTCCCCCTACAAGGAAAATTAAATAATGACTCTATCTGAATATTTAATAGCTTATTTAGGAAAATTAAATGACACACTTGGTTATACAGCAGATGATTTTCAGGTGGTCATTATTGATACTTTAGCTGATTATGGAGTTTCTTCTGAATCTGATGCTACAGATTTATCTAAACTTTATGCTCTAGCAAAAGTTCATCTTTGGAGAAAAATTCTTGTAGATGTTTCTGGAGACTATAAATTTTCTGCTGATGGTTCTACTTTCAATAGAGACCAAGTTTATCAGATGGCAAAACAAAACCTAAGTATTGCAGTAGCAGATGCTTACAAATACATGCCTAATAGCAAGATTAAAGTAGGAACTTTCAGAGCATTAAGAGGAGAAGATTTCTCCTACAGTTACTATGATGAAGATGACATTACAGATAACACTCTATAGGTGAAAAATTGAGAACTTTAACTTCTGGAGAAATTACTAACTTAATAAATTTTGCTGAAGAATCTTTCTTTGATACTTGTACTATTTATGTTTTCTCAGGTACACAAGATTCAAATGATGGTGAAGTTATAGCTTCTTATACTACTGTAAGTGGTGTTAATTGTGGTTTTCATCCTACAAAAAGTTTCAAAAACTACAAGGGTGAAATCATTATTCCTGAATACCAAGCTGAATTAAGAATTCCTCTTACTCAAAGCATAAAAGCTAGAGATGAAGTTTTAGTAAAAGATACTAGATATTCAATAGATGGGATAAATAAAGGCATAACAGTTACTACACTATTCCTAAAAGAGCTTGATACCTAAATGAGTAACATTAAAGGTTTAGCAGAGCTAAATAAACAGCTAGAAAATTTAGGAGAGATAAACATTCCTAGAGCTTCATTAGCAGGAGCATTAGTATTACAAAGATACTCACAAATTAATGCTCCAGTAGATACAGGATTTCTAAGAAATTCAGCAGAATCTAGAAAATCACAAAATGGAGCAGAGCTAGAATTTGCAGCTAATTATTCTTATTATGTAGAATTTGGAACTTCCAAAATGGAAGCCCAACCGTATGTTAGACCTGCAATTGATGGACATTTTAAAGAAATTGTAGAGGCTGTAAAAGAAGAAGTTCAAAAAGATATAAATAAAGGAATTAAGTAAATGACTGAAGAAACTACTCTTTATAGCGTTATAAAAACTTTAGGTTATGCTTATCCTTTATCTCTACCAGAAAAGGCCAAGTTTCCTTGTATGGTTTATAAAAGAATTTCAACTATTCCCCAAAGGAATCATGAAGGGGTTTACTTAAATAAAATTAGATTTCAAGTGACAGTTTGGGGGAGAAGTTATTCTAGTGCTAGAGAATTAGCTTTAAATTTAATAAGTTTATTAGACATTAACGAAAGTGATTTTATCTTCTCTAATCTTGAAAATCGAACAGATGATAAAGAAGATGAAACCAATCTTTATTCAATAATTCTAGATTTTTTTATCTGGATATAAATAAGTAGGAGAAAAAAAATATGGCTGGAGAATCAACTAATTTTGGTGTAGCCCTAAAGAAAGATACTTCTTTAATTGGTGAAGTTATCGTTTTAGAATTCCCTGAAGTTTCAAACCCACAAGTAGAAATTACTCATCACACTTCAGACGGTAAAGAATTTGTTTCTGGTGAAGTGGTAGAAGTTGGAACTTTCAAAGCAACGATTAACTTTATTGTTACAGCAAGTGGAATCTTAAATGATGTACTAAATGGTACTTCTGGAAGTTACAGCATTGAATTTCCTAATAGTATTGGTATTTGGTCTTTTACAGCTACGCCCGTAGGATTTAAACCACTAACAGCAGATTCACAAAACCCAGAAGCATTAAAAGCAGATGTAACTTTTAGACCTTCTGGAAATGTATCACTAAGTTAAATGAGAGATGACCATGACAAACAGGAAAGAATTACTAAGTAAAATTAAATTTAATTCTACTAAAACAGTTCACATTGAAGAACTGGATATAGAAGTTTTGATTAAACTTTTACCTTCTGGTAGAGTTTTGGAGCTGTCTAAAAAAGTTGAGGATGAAGAAATTTCCCAAGAGGAACTAACTTTCATCATTATTACTGAAAGTCTAGTTGATGGAAATGGTAAACCTCTACTAACCCTGGATGAAGTAAAAGAGTTAAGTATTCCTATACTAACCCAATTAGCTGAAGAAGTTTCAGAATTTAATCATCTAGGAGTAGAGCATAAGACAGACCTAAAAAAAGTCCATACTTAACATTTCTTTGTAAATTAGCTTTAGCTTTAGGGTGGAATTCTATAGATGAAATGTTAAATCATCTATCATATAGAGAGCTTAATGTTTGGATAGAGTATTTCTCTATAGAACCATTCCCAGAAGAAAGAGAAGATTTAAGAAATGCCCAATTACTAACTCTCTTAGCTAATATTTGGAGAAATAAAGATACTAAAGAATTTGAAATAAAAGACTTTTTGCTAGATTTCTGGGGAGAAATTGGGGAAAAGAAAGAACCTCCTGAAAAACTTTTTAAGAAAGTAGAAATGCTAAACCAAATATTCAGAGGGAAAGATTTGAGAAACAAATAATATGGGGATTCTACAAACACTTATAGTACCTTTAACTTTAGACCCAACTAAATATTTAGATGGTCTAAATAAAGTAAAGGGAGAAACAGATACTTCACTATCAAAATTAGGGAGTAGTCTAACAAGTACTGGGAAAAAACTAACTCTTGGGTTGACTACTCCTATTTTAGGTGCTGGATTAGCTGCTGTAAATTTTGCTAGTGATATGAATGAATCTCTATCAAAAGTAGAAGTAGTATTCAAAGACTCATCTGATAGAGTAAAAGAATTTGCTGATAATGCTACAGAAAGTTTTGGCATTTCTAAACAAGGTGCTTTAGATGCTTTAGGAGTATTTGGTAACTTATTTACTTCTATGGAATTAAATACTGGTATTTAAGCAGAAATGTCAGAAGGATTAGTAGGGTTAGGAGGAGATTTAGCTTCTTTCAATAACCTAAACCCTGAAGAAGTTTTTACTAAATTTAAATCTGGTATTACTGGAGAAGCTCAGGCATTAAAGGATTTAGGCATAAATATTAATGCAGCTATGATTGAAACTAAAGCCCTGGAACTGGGTTTAGCTGATGCTAGTGGGGAATTAACATCAGGTGCAAAAGCACAAGCTGTATATGCTCTAATTCTAGAACAGACTAAAAATGCTCAGGGGGATTTTGCTAGAACTTCTGAAGGTATGGCAAACCAAACTAGAGTGGCTACAGCTAAATTAAAAAATATGACCGCTCAGTTTGGAGAGCATTTACTACCAATAGGAATCAAAGTAATTACTTTCTTAAATAAATTACTAGACAGATTTGGAAATTTATCTCCAAAAGCACAAAAAATAATTCTAGTAGTAGCAGGAATAGCAGCCGGTTTAGGCCCAGTAATTACACTTATAGGAACTTTAGCTACAGGAATTTCAGCAATTATTCCTATAGTTACAGGTTTAGCAGGTGTATTAACTTTTCCATTAATTGCAGTAATAGCAGCAGTAGGGGGGGCCATAGCCTTCTTAGCTTTAGCATGGAAAAATAATTGGGGAGATATTCAAGGAAAAGTAGAAGCTGTAATTAATTTCCTAAAGCCTTTTATAGAAAATGCTATGGAAGGTATTAAACAAGTATTTCAATTATTCCATTTAGCCGCCCAAGGAGATTGGGAAGGGTTTGGAAAAAAACTAAGAGAAATTGTAGATACTGCTATAGAAAATATTAAATTAGCTTGGGAAAAATTTAAAA